CCCAGGAATACTATAGATTGAAGTGGAAAGGTGCAAGCGCTACCCATAGTTGAGAACTTTCTCAACTCGATCCGAGCAGGGACACTCTTTACGAGGTCCTGCTGGACGAAACGGGTACGCGAAGATTGGAGGGCGTCCAATAGAGACAGGTTATCTCTAAAGAACGATCCTACAACCCCAGGTGTGAGTCTATCACTTGCTGCCGAGAGATCGACAGTAGCTAGACTACCTGTGAGAGAACCTCGTAAGCACAAATTCTGGTTCAGCGCTTGATCCCGAAAGGAAATCATGCCACCAAGCCAGGAGCCCGCCACACGAGAACGAAAGTAGCTCCAGCAACACTGCTGGCACCACTGGTTCTCACGCGGTTCAGCTGCGATTAATCGCGGCTTCGTATAGGTTTTCTTCACAGCGATAAGCCTGCTAGCAGGCTCATCCTCACCGACAATCGTGTCGATGTTCCTGGACCACGATAGATAATTATGGAAACCATAATCAGCTATCGGGAACGCGCGTTCTAACCTAGGGGACCAGTTTGTCCAACAGTATTTGTTGGTCGGTCCCTTAACGTCAGAAACTGCACCTGGACCATGTTTAAACTTCCATTGACTAGCGTCAAAGTGACCTAGTGTGGAAGCGATGATCCTAGACACTTTGTCTAGGGCATCGAGGAGTTTGACTCGGATGGAGTCGGTTCCGCCGGCTTTGCAGCTGGTACTGGATCCTTCTTCATCTGACTCAACGCCGCCCTCTCGAAAGCTTTCGACGAATCCTCGTCGTACTCTCTGGAGTGATGCGGAGTCGGGACAGTCTGCCGCCCAATAGTTATCGGGTTGTGGCAGCCCTGAGTCAACGTCAGCAAAACTAGCGACTTCGCTAGCGACTGCAGACGCCGGACACGAGAGACTGGTTTTCTTGCCAAAATAAAGTAATTGGCGAAGAAAGAAAACAGCATCATGTTCGAGATCTCCTTTTAAAGTACCGTTACCGTGAAATACGAGTAAGTAAATTCCCCTAAGAAACTTAGGGATCTTTACTGCATTCGAGACTCCTCGTGAGAGGGGTAACCCGGATGCTTTGTACTCACCGCTATCAAGGCATCTATCCAGATGCTTGCCAAGCGCAGGGAGATCCACTACGAGAGTAGTGATTCCCCTCTGTTTCACGGCGTTACGGAGGCGGATGATATCTCTATCAAGATCCACCTGGGTTGCCGGGAATCGTACGGCGCAATCTCTCGCGAGAGCGCACCATAACGACAGTAATTCCTCCTGTACATGGCGATTAGACATAGTAGCCTTTCGGTTACGAATGTCCCATGCGTCCACATACCCTACGTAGGACTAGGCCTGACTGAGATCCCTAGCTGTGCGAAAGTCGCACATTCACGCTAAGATTCCCAGTTCATCAACTTAGTCAGCAACGCATTCGTCGATGCTGTGAGCCCCGAAAGGAGGCCCGTAACATTAACGATCGAAGTGTCCGAGGCAAGTTGCTCGAACACAACGTACGCTTTACGCGTGTATTGCGGAACTGACGAGGTCGCATAGATCGTTTCCAGCACTTCAATATTGTGCCGGTCATAGATCTGGCCATCGCGCGTCACACTAGTGTGACGTACGTTCATTTCCACCTTGCTGGTTGCGTCATTAAAACGAAACTGCGAGGTGAATTTGTCCTGGTTGATCCGCACCAAGGCTGTTGAGCCTCGGATAAGGGTCAATGTAGTAGGATCTGCAACGGACATAGGAGTTCCTCACTTTCTCTAGTACGGTAGTCGTGCGCGCAACCTGCGCTTACGATTAAGCACATAGAGGGATGCGAGGATCGACCACTTGCTCGCGTCTAAAACGGGAGCCGAAGTCGGTGCGAGAGGGATGGTGGTCCCTTGGGACCAACGTTCCTTCACAGTCCACGAGTTACTGGGAACACCCGAAAGGGTGCTCCAAGCCCCACGTTGCGATATGTTCCACTGAGTCTTCGATTCAGTGGTGCACATAAAGCAGGACCCCACATTGGTTAGACCGAGAGTGTTGTTATTGGCAGCAATTAAAGTGCCAATACCAGCAAACCAGTCCACGAACCACGACCATGGGAGAATTTCCCATAGAGTGGCGAGCGCTTCGTATGTCGTAATTCCGTACGTTATGCTAGAAGCATAAAGTTCTTTAGCCCATGGGCTATAGTGGGAATACGCGAAGCTGGGTGGAGCAATCCACCGACTAACGAACCACCTGTTTTGGGTGGTAGTCGTTGTCCTCTGAGCGCGCCAGATATCAAGGTTACTGTGAATAATCACAGACGCCTCGGGATCCTTAACGCTCTCGCTACCAAGGTTGACTCTCGTTCTCAAAGAACCCTCTGTCGCTAGCTTCTCAAGCTTCTGCATAGTCCGTGTTACGGCCTCTGTGAAGCGGAGCATCGACGACAGATCCGACAGCATGGGACGGATAGCCCAACGCCACGAAATGTGGCCCTTCGCTGCTAAGCGAAGGAGGTCTCTGCCCCAACTACGTATCGCTGCCGGTGTGAAGATGAAGAAGCGGTAAAGCTCCTTCAGTGTACTGTAGGCACCCCTCATGTCTTTAATAAGACCGGGAATGTCTTTTAGCTCAGCAAAATACGTCGGTATGCTCATTGTGGGCGCCGACGGATTTGACTTAGCTAATGCCGACCAGGCCAAGTTATTCCGCTCGATAGCCGAAGGGCTAGCTATGCGGTTGACCGGGTTCACTGTTGGCGAGGGATCGAGATCAATCGGGTGATTGTAAAATGCTCTATCGAGCACAACTACACCACCCATAATGGTCACGAATTTCTCACCGTTCAGGACTGGAGTTACGACAGACTTCATGTTAATCCCTAATGGGTTAACATTGGGATAGTTCCCAATAACGTCTGCACATGTACCCCAGTCGCCTACCAGAGGCCGATTAAAGGACGTCTGAACCTGCGGGATCGCGATACGATTGTATCGTGTTCCAGTATGGAACTGACGTGAATCCTTACTTCGGTTTCTCGCGGTGGGCATGGCACAGTCCTTCAGGTTCTTCAAACCGTAGGGAAAGCATTGGATGCTTCAACTTAGTCCCAACCCATAAGGATGAGATATCATTGGTGGGGTGACAACAAGTCACCCCGCC